TGAGAGTTCCAGAGCGTACTAGCTATAAGTCTGGTGGTTCCGTATCAGCATCTAGACGTGCTGATGGTTGTGCAACGAAGGGTAAAACGAAAGGAAAAATGGTATGAAAAAGATGACTGGCATGGGTGCTACCAAAATGGGCGCTGTTAAGACTGCTGCTCCTAGCCGTGATGGTGTAGCCTCTAAGGGCAAGACCAAAGGCAAGATGGTCAAGATGATGAACGGCGGAATGCCGAAGACCAAGATGCGCGGCGGCGGGAAGTGCTAAATGAGAGCCTCACGCGGGATGGGGGCGATCCGCCCCTCTAAGATGCCAAAAGCTAAGAAGGCTACTCGTAGGGATAACCCTAATAGTTTCACGCAGTATGCCGAAGGTGGAAAGGTTAAATCTCGTGTTAATGAAGCAGGTACTTATACGAAGCCGGGAATGCGTAAGAGCCTTTTTGAAAAGATTAAGGCTTCAGCAACCCAGGGCACAGGCGCAGGACAGTGGTCAGCACGTAAGGCACAACTCTTGGCTAAGCAGTACAAAGCTAAGGGGGGTGGATATAAGTGATTCGGGCACCGGTGTACGACCCGAAGAAGGACGGCAATGTGTTTTCGTGGGTTTTAAGAGCTGCGGAAGTGTATCGGGAACGAAAGAGGACTGAGCGAAATGCCGCTAAAGAAGCCGCAGCAGAGCTTGAAAGACTGGACAGCACAAAAGTGGAGAACTAAAAGTGGGAAACCGTCTTCCGCTACTGGCGAGCGTTACCTCCCAACGGCAGCGATCAACGCACTATCTCCAGCTGAGTATGCAGCGACGACAAGAGCGAAAAGAGCTGGCAAAGCTTCTGGAAAACAATTCGTTAAACAACCAGCAGGAATTGCAAAAAAGACAGCGAGGTTTCGATAATGGCTGAAGAAAAGAAAACAGAAGACAAGCGCTCTAGCCGTACTAAGTGGTTAGATTCGCTACCAGACAACGCCATGACAAAGGCTTCCCGTGTGATAAGCCGGGCTGGAGATGCTGTTGGTATTACTCAGGAAGAGCATTACAAGGCTAAGAAATACCAAGTACCTGAGAAGACCGAGAAAAAAGCCAAGGGTGGCTGGATTAAGTCAGCTATTAAGAAGCCTGGTGCACTGCGTCAGTCTCTCGGTGTGAAGAAGGGTGAGAAGATCCCCGCTGGTAAGTTGGCTGCAGCCGCTAAGAAGCCTGGCAAGATGGGCCAACGCGCACGTTTAGCGCAGACCCTAAAAGGACTTAAGAAGTGACCACTTCCGGCACCAATAGTTTCAATTTAGACCTCAATGACATTATTGAGGAGGCGTTTGAGCGCTGTGGCGCAGAACTACGCACGGGCTATGACTTTCGTACGGCCCGTAGATCTCTAAATTTGCTGACTATTGAGTGGGCTAACCGTGGTATCAACCTCTGGACTATTGAGCAGGGGGCGATACCGATGGTGCAGGGGCAGATTACCTATGCCCTGCCTGTAGACACTATTGACCTTCTGGACAGCGTTATACGGACTCAGACGGGCGTAGAACAGACTGATATCAACATTAGCCGTATTAGCGTTTCTACCTACGCCACGATACCGAATAAGAACGCGCAAGGCCGACCCATTCAGGTTTGGATTAACCGGCAGTCAGGTGCTACATACCCCATAAACGGCAACCAGCCCAATACGACTAATACCTCAACTGGGGTCAACCCGCCAAACATTAATGTCTGGCCTGCGCCAGATCAGAGTAACTTCTACACCTACATTTACTGGAGACTTCGTCGTGTACAGGATGCAGGTAACGGGGTAAACACGCAGGACATTCCGTTCCGGCTGTTACCTTGCTTGGTGGCTGGACTAGCTTACTACCTATCTATGAAGCTACCAGAAGGCATGTCTAGGCTGGAAGTTCTTAAGATGGCGTATGAAGAGCAGTGGATGCTGGCATCGTCTGAAGACCGTGAGAAGGCTTCTCTGCGGTTAGCGCCGCGCGAGATGTTCTATTAATGCCCACCAAGTTTGCCTCTGGTAAATGGGCTATATCGCAGTGCGATAGGTGTGGCTTTCGCTATAAACTAAAGCAGCTTAAAAGCATTGTTATTAAGACAAAGAACGTAAATCTTCTTGTCTGCCCTACATGCTGGGAACCAGATCAGCCGCAGTTGCAGTTGGGTATGTATCCGGTAAATGACCCGCAGGCTATTCGTAATCCACGTCCAGATACTACTTACCGGCAAGCTGGCTACACAGGCTTGCAAATTGAGTCTAACGCTGGCCCATTAGGTAGCGGTGACCCGTCTGGCGGTAGTAGAATTGTGCAATGGGGATGGGCACCAGTTGGTGGTTCTAGGGCTAACGATGCGGGTTTGACCCCCAATAATTTGGCGCTAAGTATTACGCTTGGTTCCGTAACTGTGTCTGTCTCATAGGAGAACAAAATGGCGCATCCAGATGTAGCAAAAGACAAGAGCCTGGTTAAAAAAGCCGTGCACAAGCACGAGAAAACTATGCACCCCGGCAAGCCTCTGACTAAACTTAAAAAGGGTGGTATGCCAAAAGCTCTTATGGAGTCTATGATGGAAAAGAAGATGGGCAAAGGTATGGCTAAGGCCATGATGCAGAAAAAAGCTGGGCGGGGTCGATAATGAACAAGATGCCTACCCCAGTACCTGTAAAGGACACTAAGAATGGTTACCCGAATAACGTCCCTAATACGCAGACTGTTAAAACGCGTGGCACAGGAGCGGCTACTAAGGGTACTAACTCGTCGAAGAAGCTAGGCTAAATGAATTACGACACTCTGTTTGAGACGATTAAGGGGTACACGGAAAATGACTTTCCGAGTACCCAGTACACAGATTCCTCTGTGAATTTGGTCAACTTCACGTCTAAAGAACAGATTGACACGTTTATTCAGCAGGCTGAGCAGCGGATATACAACAGCGTTCAGTTCCCGTCGATACGTAAGAATGTCACTGGTACAACCTACGCTTCTAATCCTTACCTCTCATCGCCCATAGATTTCTTAGCGGTCTATTCACTTGCTGTTATTGATGGCACGGGCAACTACGAGTACTTGCTTAACAAGGATGTCAACTTCTTACGAGCGGCGTACCCAAACCCTAACAGCACAGGCATCCCCAAGTACTACGCTTTGTTTGGACCAACGACGACTAACGCCACACCACCCGCTATTACCAATGAACTGAGCTTCATGCTGGCCCCTACACCAGACAACTCGTACACGGTAGAGTTGCACTATTACTACTATCCGGAGTCGATTGTTACGGCGGGTACTACGTGGCTTGGTGATAACTTTGACTCTGCGTTGCTATACGGTTCATTACTTGAAGCCTATACGTTTATGAAGGGTGAACCTGATGTAATTGGTGAGTACCAGAAACGGTACGAAGAAGCTATGAATCTGGCTAAACGCCTTGGTGATGGCATGGAGCGTCAAGATGCATACCGCTCTGGGCAAGTAAGGTATCCGGTGAAATAAATGGCGTTTACTGGCAACTACACATGCAACTCTTTTAAAAACGGCCTGTTAGAAGGTGCGTTTAATTTTGACTCTGACACGTTCAGAATCGCGCTGTACACCAACAATGCAACGCTAGACGAGAACACTTCTGAGTACACAACGACTGGTGAGGTAGTTGCGGCAGGCTATACAGCAGGTGGGGAAGTGTTGACCCCCACGCAAGGGATTACAAGCGGGACTTCTTTTGTTTCGTTTGCAACGGTGTCGTGGTCTGGGGCTTTTACTGCGCGGGGTGCCTTGATCTATAAGGCGGGTAGTAATGGGGCGGTTTGTGTTTTAGACTTTGGTGCAGATAAGACGTCTACCACGACATTCACGGTGACATTCCCAACAGCATCCAGCACGGATGCTTTAATTCGACTTTCGTAAAGGAGTTTGAGATGCAAGTTAAGGCTAAGAGTACGGATATTGTTGCCGCTACGGTGGCAACTAATCAAGGGTTTGGCGAAGGCGCTGCTGGTGGTGGCGTGTTTCATTTCAAGTGCTACGACAAAGATGGCAACCTGAAGTGGGAAGACACCGCTAAAAACCTCGTGGTAAACACGGGTCTGCAGGATATGAACACCAAGTACTTCACAGGCTCTAGTTATACTGCAGCTTGGTACATTGGTCTTGTAAATGATTCCGGTTTCTCTGCTTATGCGGCTGGCGACACTTTGGCTTCCCATGCTGGGTGGACTGAGACCACGGCTTATTCTGGTGGCAACCGCGCTACGGCGACTTTCGGTACGGCTACTACTGCTGACCCGTCTGTTATTAGCAACTCTGGATCTCCCGGTGCTTTCAGTATCACAGGTAGCGTGACGGTTCGCGGGGCTTTCCTTTGCAACGTACAGAGTAATTCCAGCACCTCTGGCCTTCTGTTCTCTGTGTCTAACTTCACTGGCGGCAATCGCGCTGTGATCAACGGCGATACGTTGAATGTGACCTACCAATTTAGTCTTGACGCAGCCTAAGGAGTAGATCATGGCAACTGCTTTCACTAAAGATCAAACTGTACGTTTAAAGACCGTTACCCCCCAAGGCGCTGTAGAAGCCATGCGTATGGAAGAAGACGGTACGGTTCTTTACCGTATCTCTTGGACTGACGCCGCTGGTAACTCTCAGACTCGGTGGTTTGCCGAAGCTGACTTAGAGGCTGTGTAGGGGTAGTACTTGTTTGGCTACGCTGCCTTTGCAGAAGCTCCGTTTGCGTCAGCGGCGGGGTCTAGCTACACCGTTTCTATAACAGAACTTGCTGTAGCGCTAGATACAACTACTGTTGGTCTGACAATCGTAGCTTCTGACGTAGCAACTGCATCTGATGAGGTTTTTGGGTTAGGTGTTTTAAATGATGTTGTCAGTGAAACTGCGACAGGTACTGACGATGTTATTGCTGTAGCGATACTTATTTCTGATGTTGCAGAGGTAGCAACGGCTGTAGATCAGACAAGTGTCACTTTGACACGTGTAGGAAGCATAGAAGAAACAACCGTAGCGCTTGATTCAGTCTCAGTCACGGCTACACGTGTAGGAAACATTCTAGAAACCATAACAGGTAGCGATACAGTAGCTTCTGTTTTAATTACTACGGCAGCAATCTCTGAAACGGTTACGGGTTTAGACAGTACGAACGGCGGTATCTTTTACGGCGGGATCATACAAGAGACCAGCACTTTAGCCGACAGCATAAATGGAAACGTTACGTTAGGAACCAACGTTTCAGAATCTGTTAGTGGTTCTGAATCTTTTGTATCCATACTTACTGCGGCAGTTACTATCGCTGAAACAACGATGCTGACAG